ATATAGAAAATTCTACGTTCTGGTGCTCTGGATAATCTGTAGATAACCAGAGAATCCTCAACCATTCTTAATTGATTGAGTGCTTTGATTGCCTTATGCAAATAAGACAAAACTGTTTGCTTATTACGGTCTACCAGACCAGAAGTTACAAATGTAATTGCATCTTTTGAGATCTTTACTGCACCTTTATTTTGGCGACCAGGAATAATACCACTGCCTTTGGTTGCAGTATTTGGATCATAGAGATAGTATTCTTCGATTTCTGGTGACTTGTAACTTTCTGGATTTCCAGGATCTCTTCCATTTCTTGCTACATCAAATGGAGATTGATTATTTGGACCAGTTTTTTCTTGCTTACGAATCAGACGAATTTTGAGTGGATCAATATATCTAATTTCTTGGATACCTGAAGATGGATCATTCAGGTCAATTACTTTGTGATAGAAAACTCTTCCATCAATGTACCAGTTACGAAAAATCTCATGAGCCTTCCTATCGAAGTTCATCATATTCTTGAGATTTTTAAACTCGTCTCTGATAATTCCTTTTAACTTATCAGAAGCAGGAAGATTGGATAACTCAATTTCTACTGGTGAGTCATTTAAATCTGAGACAATTGCTTCATTTACAATATCTTCAATCGCGCTGTCACACTCAGGATGCAAACACATCTCACGGTATCGACGAATCAGATCCTGCTCAGACTTATAAACTCCCTCGATATCTACGTATTGTCCGTAGAAACCGCTGGAGAGATAAAAATCTGATTTGTCTTCCTCTGTTTGAGGAACTGGGGAAACAATGCCTTTCGACTTTGTATCCCCAGGATCTGGTAGTTTGAAACCAAATAATTTAGACATTAATCAAAGTTTGAACTTATTATTCTACTATTTATACTCCTGTGCCAACCTGAGTTGAGCCAGCAGCATCAAGAACGTCTACCCACTGAACTTCCAGAGTTACAGAGAACTCTTCAATCGTATCAGAACTATCGTAGGAAAGTGCGATATCTGAAACGTTTGTTGGGAATGTTCCTAAGAATCTGTACTGCTTGAGTACAGGAATCTTGGCATTAGTTACAGGATTGGTGCCCTGAACATCTGCTCTACCCAGTTGCTTAACATAAAGATCTTTTTGGTAAAGAGTTGGATCTGTGATACCAGCATTATCTTCATGCTTGTTGATGAGATTCATCCATCTCTCAAAAGCAGTTCTGATGCTAAAGTCAACATCATTGATGATGGTGATAGTCCATGGATCGAAGGTTCTATCTCCTGCAACCTTCAGATTTCTCCCCCGGAATGGAATGTTAATTGGAGAAATATTGGAAGCAGGAAGGTTTGCTGCCTTAACTAAGAAACGAGTTCTATCAGTCAAGGCGTCTCTAGTTGTGCCTTCGGGAATTGCATCGTCGGGGAAGTACAGTTCGCATTCAAATAGATTAGGTCTTGCACCTCCACCGATCATTCTACCCTTAAATGCATCAAGGGTTCTGTCCTTTGTATTTGGAACGTTACGGTTAGCCATTAAATGTTTCCTCTATGTGAATGAATTAAACGTTACCGACTACTTCTTCAAAGGAAACTCCGGTGCGAGTAGCAACGAAAGTAAGACCGATGAAGTTGATTGATCTTGCGGGTTTGACAAAGATATCTGCTCTAAACTGGTTAGAGTCAACAATGTCAGGAGTATTGTTGGTTTCATCGCAGATTACGACGAAATCAGTAATACCTCTCTTTGCCTTAACATCACGAAGGAATGGTTCAACAATGTTGACAAAGTTTGATCTTGTGATCACATCGTTGAATTCAAAGAGTTGATCCTTCGCTGCTCTTTCAATTGAATCTTCAATGGTGAGGAACAAGCGACGAACATTAATTCTATCAAATGCAGATGCAAATGACAGACCTGTTTTATCACCGAAGAGGATAATTCCAGATCCTGGTTGTGCCACGATTGGGTTAATTCTCTTAGGATAGATCAGATCTCTTTGTGCTTGTGATGGATTATAAGCAAGTTTTACTGCATTATTAATAGTTCCTCTGGAAGAACCTGCAGGTGAGAACCAAGAGAACTGGTTAATTGAAGTTCTTGCCATTGTTCCAGCAACGTCAGCATTACATGGAATGTAACGGAATTCGTTGTTGAATCTATCAAAGGTGTACTTATATCCTGAGTCAAAAACTGCATAAGAAGAAGATGTCAAACCATCAAAGAATCTAATAATATTATTTGTTTGTGTGTCGCTATTAGGAACATTTACAACATCTGCTCTATGTGGTGAGATACAAGCGATACAATCTTTTCTGAGATTTGCGATCTCAATCAGTTTGTTTGCTTTTGCTTGTGATTCAAAGACTGTATCTCCACCAGAAGGTCCGTTAATCAGGAAGTTGATTGGATATTCAGCAGGGTTCTTGAGAACTTCGTAAGAACTTACGATGTTTGCAAGTGAACATCCAAATCCACCAGTTGCAGAATAATTTTCTCCACCGGTTAAAGTGTAAGTAAGTTTTCCGCCAACAGCGAATGTCTTGCCTTGAGCAGGTGTTCCCCAAGAATCAGATTTTGCAGTAAACGCACCAGACGCTCCAGCAGTCAATCCGCCAGCAACTCCGGTAGGAGCATTACCAGCATAGACATATTCTGACAAGCGAGCAATACTGTTCTTATAGTAAACTGCCTCTGTTGGTGAAGTGATACCATCAGAAGACTTGGTGAGGAAAGTAAACTTCTCAACAATGTTTCCAGCGGTTCCTGTTACTGAACCAGTGTCATCAACAACGACAACATGAAGTTCGTCGTTCTTAGCACTTCTTTCGGAAGCATATTGTGAAGTTCCTGGTTTTTCAGCGATTGACTTCCAATATACAGTCGAGTTTGTCAGACCCAGAGTTTGATCAGCGTACCAATCTTTTACATTAGTTGTACTAGTGTATGTTTGGGTTGTTGCTGCTCCGGCAGTTCCACTCTTAACGTAGAGTTGATTGGTATTAACAGTTGTGCTTGTTCCTCTTGTAAAGGTAAAGACTGCTCCGTCTCCAACGGTACTAATTCCAGTGATTGTCTGGTCAACAAATACTGTACCAACTCCAATTGCAACAACTTTTGTTCCAGTAGGAACAGTTGTGAGGGTAGATGCTACGCTGACGATATCTCCAACTGCGATATCTTGATCAACACCAGGATTTCCTGAAGCAACTGTTGCAATACCAGTGATTGAAACATCAAATGCTGCGTCAATAACACCGGTAGTTGTTGCGATACCTACATTTGTTGTAGTCGTTACGCTGGTTGGAGCAGTAAATTCAAGTGAACCACCTTGCTGATATTCTACCGCTGTTGAGGTGCCATCGGTAGCAACTCTATCTGTGATTTTTACATTTACATAACCACCCATTTCACCACCAACTTCGGTGATGATACCTCTCAAAAATCCATCATAAGTTGAAGTGGATCCAGATCCAGCATTTACTCGTCCATCAATTGCCTGAGTAACGCCCATACCAACTGTGACATTGGTAGTGGTGACACCAGTGATGATTTGGTCAGCTGCACCATCAATAACACAAACTTTAAGATCGTTTGCCCATCTTCCAGGGTTCTTGGAAGCATACTCCCAAGTTACACCTGAACTATAATTGTTTTCGTAGTCCTCGTAAGACTTGATCTTTACAGTAGCGCCATCATTATTGGCGTTGTTGAGTGTAGCACCATCGGTTCTAAGAACTCTGAGGATACCACCGTATGACAGGTATGAAGACGCACTTAACCAGTAGTCATACTGTGCGTCGGATGAAATTGGCTTACCAAAAGTCTTGAGAAGATCTTGTTCTGTTTCGATGAGAATGGGAACATCTACTGGTCCCATTTCAAATGGACCTGCAATTGCGCCTACTTGCTCATTTGCGGCATCCACTCTACCAACAGTCAAATCAACTTCTCTTACCTTGACGCCGGGGGATACTAGGTTAAGCGACATGTCTTTGCCTCGACAGGAGATTCATTTTTACTAAAACTATTTAGAATTTTGACTTCCTGAAGTGGGGAAACAGTGCATGAACTACCAATCTGGGTATGTCCAATTACCTATATCTGTCTGTCTATTTTTAGTCACTCTCTTCTTAGTACACTCCTTACACTCATAAGAATAGGATGATGGATACATTCCTCTATCCTTTCTTATCAAGTAAAATCCATCAATTAGATCTTTAGTCTCGCTACAAGTTCTGCACTTTCTTT